GACAGCCGCTTCAAAGACAACATCGAAGTCGCAGGTCTGCTGCTGTGCAAGGTGCCCAATGAGTTCATGGAACAGCGTCGGAAGTATTTCGAAGAGCTGACCCAGAGCCAGAGTGACTCCGTGGACAGCAACTTCATGCGAGAGAATGATGCCCGTATGCCGCTCTTCAAGGAGCGTAAAACGCGGACATCGTTCGGTTCAGGCAAATAAACTAGGAGTTTAACGATGCCGTATCCCTCAGTTGACGGTCCGTATGGACTGGTCCCTGTTAACCTGATCGGTGGTCAGGTTTTCGCCGGTGCTACTCGTTCGATCCCGATTGCTACCAACTCTTCGACGGCCATCTTCTTCGGTGACGTCGTGAAGCTGAATAGCTCGGGCACGCTCGACAAGGACACTGGCACCAACACTGCTACCCCGGTAGGTGTGTTCCTCGGTTGCTCGTACACCGATCCGGTGTTCGGTAAGACCTTCCGTCAGTTCTACCCCGGTACTACGAACATCACTGACGTCGTTGCCTACGTGCAGGACGATCCGGATGCTCTGTACAAGGCGGCGGTTTGCACCGCTGGTAGCACGACCATCAGCTTCGTCACTCGCGCGAACGTGGGCGAGAACAGCGCGCTGGTGCAGAACGCGGGCAGCACCGTTAACGGTGACTCGCGCGTGGCGATTAGCGCTACCTGCGCTACCGCTTCGACGCTGCCGGTCCGCATCATCGACGTTGTCCCTGAAACTTCGCCTGCTGGTTTCCCCGGTTCGTATACCGAGGTCATCGTCAAGTGGAATCAGGGTATGCACCCGTACCTCAACCCGACTGGCGTCTAAGGAGACTGAATAATGGCAATTTCACGCGCACAGCTTCTCAAGGAGCTTCTGCCGGGACTGAACGCCCTGTTCGGCCTCGAATACTCGCGCTACGGCGAAGAGCACAAGGAAATCTTCGACACGGAGACTTCTGAGCGTTCGTTCGAAGAAGAAACCAAGCTCTCGGGCTTCTCGGCTGCGCCGGTGAAGAACGAAGGTTCGGCTATCGCCTACGACAACGGTCAGGAAGTCTTCACGGCTCGCTACACCCACGAGACGATTGCCCTCGGGTTCTCGCTCACGGAAGAAGCCATCGAAGACAACCTGTATGACAGCCTCTCGGCTCGTTATACCAAGGCTCTGGCCCGTGCCATGGCGTACACCAAGCAGACCAAGGCTGCTGCGGTCCTGAACAACGGCTTCAGCTCTAACTACCTCGGTGGTGACGGCGTGTCCCTGTTCTCGACTGCTCACCCGCTGGTCTCGGGTGGCACCAACAGCAACCGTCCCACCACTCAGGCGGACCTGAACGAAACGTCGCTCGAAGCGGCGGTTATTCAGATCGCTGCGTGGCAGGACGAACGTGGCCTGCTGATCGCAGCCAAGCCGCGTAAGCTGATCGTGCCGCCGAACCTGATGTTCGTTGCTACCCGCCTCCTTGAGACGGAACTGCGTGTCGGCACTGCCGATAACGACATCAACGCGCTGAAGTCGAACGGCTCGATCCCCGAAGGCTACACCGTCAACCACTTCCTGACCGACACGAACGCGTGGTTCCTGACCACCGACGTGCCAAACGGTCTGAAGCACTTCGTTCGTACTCCGATGAGCACGAGCATGGACGGTGACTTCGATACCGGTAACGTCCGGTACAAGGCCCGCGAACGTTATTCGTTCGGCTGGTCTGATCCCCTCGGCATGTGGGGTACTTCAGGCTCGACCTGATGAACAGGGGGTGGGGGAAGAGGGAAACCTCTTCCCCTTCTTCTTTGCGGATGATATACATACGCACCTAGGGACTAATGCCCGTACCGACTGACCTAGCAGACGTAGCAGAGACGGTATGGGCGCAGTGCTGCTACACGGAGATAATTCATGGCTACTACTACCTTCTCGGGTCCGGTCGTTTCGGAAAACGGCTTTTCCACTCCCGGTAACCTGACCGCTGACAGCACTACTGCCCCCGTTGCGGGCGGTGTTCAGGCCGTCCAGATGGGTTCGACCGCAGGGTTTGGTATCTACTTCGGTTCGGGCGCTCCGACGGTGTCGGCTGCTCAGGGCTCGCTTTACCTCCGCACGGATGGTAGCTCGACCTCGACTCGCGCGTATATTAATACGAACGGCTCGACCACGTGGACTGCCATCACGACCGCAGCCTAATAGCTCTATAGGAGGGCCTTCCTATGGCTATGCAAACTGACGTTGAGTCTACCCAGCCGCTCGCTGCGACGGGCGTGTTCAAGACGCAGGGTAACGCTGACTGCACCTTCCGGACCCGTATCAGGGGCGTTTACGCTCTGTGCGGCGCTTCGGCGGGCTCTGTGGTTATCACCGATGGTCAGGCTGGTGCTACCCTACTGACGCTCAACACCCCCACTGTGGCGAACGAAGGGGCTGTGTATATGATCCTGCCGGGTCAGGGTATCCTTGCTGAAAGTGGACTGTATGGTACGGTGACCAACACTAGCTCCATTACCATTTTCTACGGGTGACTTATGCAGAACGAGAAGGGTTATGATCTAGCTGGGCGCAGTGTGTTCATTGCGCTCCCAGCGTATGACTTCAAGGTTTCCTTGAAGCTGGCTATCTCGCTAGCCCGCTTTGCCCAACTCGCCCCGCAGCACGGGATCGACATCCAGATCGGCAGCATTTGCGGCTGTTCGGTTGTCTCCCGTGCTCGCAACCTGCTCGTGCAGGACATGCTGGAGTCCCAGTGCACGGACCTCATGTTCATCGACGCAGATATCAACTTCCAGCCGGAGGACATCCTTCGGCTCATGGCGTGGACCTCGGACCCCAAGAAGGGTATCGTTGCGGGTGTCCCGCGCACGCGTAGCGTGCCCAAGACCTATATCACCACTCTCGACTACGACGAGAACGGCGAGCTCACGATGAACGGTATGGGGCTTGTCCGAGCCAAGCGCGTAGCCACTGCGTTCATGATGGTGCGCAGGGACGTGTTCGTGACGCTCGACGAGAAGCATCCTGAGTGGCGGTACTACGACGAGCGCACCAAGCGCACCGTCCCGTGCATCTTCGACTTCATGAAGACCGACGAGGGCTACATCGGCGAGGACTACCTGTTCTGTGACCGGGCTCACGAGGAAGGCTACGAAGTCTGGATCGACCCCACCATCAAGCTCGGCCACATGGGCGTGCAGGAGTACGAGGGCAACTTCGGCCCCGACGTGCTCTACCCGATGATCGTTAACACCAAGAAGGAGGTTGCGTAATGCCCGACTACCGTATGCCCCCCGGCAGCCGCGACTCGTACGGTCCGCGTGATGATATGGGTTCGACGCGCCGTACGAATGACCCCCGCAATATGGGCGATGCCTTCGAACCTACCGGCGCTGCTAGTCGCATGGGGCCGACGTTCTCGGTTGGTGCGGTAGGTAACCGGTTCTCCAGCGCTGTCGATCCGGGCCGTACCCACGGTGTTGGCGTGGGCGTACGGGGTAAGACTCGCTTCAAGGAAGGCGGCAAGGTCAAGAAGATGGCCAAGGGCGGCTCCACTGCCTCCAAGCGCGGTGACGGCTGCTGCTCCAAGGGTAAGACCAAGGGGAAGTTCGTCTGATGGCCAAGACCCCCGCATGGCAGCGGAAGGAAGGCAAGAACCCTAAGGGTGGCCTGAACGCCAAGGGGCGTGCCTCTGCCAAGAAGCAGGGGATGAACCTGAAGGCTCCGCAGCCGGAGGGTGGCCCTCGCAAGAAGTCCTTCTGTGCCCGGATGTCGGGTATGAAGAAGAAACTCACCTCGAAGAAGACGGCTAACGACCCGAATTCGCGTATCAACAAATCACTGAGGGCTTGGAACTGCTGAGATGGAGATGATGGTATGGAACATTATCCTCAGTGCCGTTGTAGCGTTGATGGGGTTCTTCCTCAGAGGAAGGATGGATGAGTTGGAACGTCTAGGCATCCTGCTCAACAAGACTCGTGAAGAGATCGCGCGTGAGCATATCACACGTGCGGAGATGAATGCCGTCGTAGAGCGGCTGGGCGACCGGTTCGACCGGGCTATTGAACGCCTCGAAGCCAAGCTCGATACGAGCCATAGGGGATAAGGACATGGGTGACCGTCTACGTAAGTTCCGTGCCAGTAAGGGTAGCCTCGCCGAGAAGCGCTTCGGCAAGGAACTTGACGTCTCGACTAAGGAAGAGACGAGCCTGCGTAAGCCGATGAGCGACAGCGAGACCAAGTCGGTGTCGAAGGCCCAGCCGAGCTCGGGCGCTAGCCCGCTGTCGTTCTCCGCTGCTTTCCGCGCAGCGCGCAAGGACGGAGACAAGACCTTCATGTGGAAGGGCAAGAGCTTCACCACCGAGATGGCTGGTGAGAAGAAGTCGGCTCCGCCCCCGGTTCGCCGTGCCCCTGCTTCGCCCGCTAAGGCCGCTCCTGCTTCGCCCGCCAAGGCTTCTGCTTCGACTACTACGGCTGCTACCCCCTCGACCCCGAAGAAGGATAACCCCCCGGCGGCTCAGGCTACCGCCGCTACTCCGGCCACTAAACCGAAACCCCCGGCAACCCAGCAGAGGGGCGACTACGCCTCACGGCTGACCCAGAGTGCCGCCGAAAAGCGTAAGCTCGAATCCGCTCCCACAAGCACTCCCGGTGCGTCGTTGGCTCGCCTAAAGAACGCTGTAGGCTTTGGTTCGTCCGCTGACGAGCGTCTTGCCACCACCATGCGTCGTAGCGCGGCCAATCAGGCACAAAACGAAGCGCGTATGAACAAGGTTAAGGCTGAACGCGCAGCTGCCGCTGCTGAACGTATCCGTGAGGGTAAAGAGAAGGCTAAGGCCGGTAACCCGTTCTACAAGAGCTACCTCGATAAGGCCAAGGGTGGCTCCGTAAAGGGCTACGCCAAAGGCGGCAAGATCGACGGTGCTGCTGTGCGCGGCAAGACCAAGGCTGCGAGGAAGAAGTAACATGAAGAAGTACAAGACCGGTGGCCCGCTGATGGAATCGGACCGCAAGCCCATCGACATGCGCCGTAAGATTCTCGGCAGCGACAAGGACATTGTCGCCCGTGGCAATCGCACGCCGTACGAGCCGACCCCGAAGAAGGGTCCGGAAAAGCCCAAGCAGAAGCTGGGCCGCATGGGCATGGCGGGCTTCAAGAGCGGCGGTTCGACCGACCGTACTCCGGAGCAGAAGCGCAAGCTGGCTGAAGCTCAAAGCAAGCGTGGCTCGGAATCGCGCGGCCTCGATCTGCGTCAGGAAGTCGCTGCCGTTAAGTCGGGCGCTCGCAACATGGCCGGTCGCGCGCTTCGCGCTGGTGATGCTGGTATCAACGCTCTGGGCGGTGCTTCGCTGGCTGGCTCGGGCGCACTGGGCAAGCTCTTCGGCACCAAGGACTCCCGTAACCTTGAGCGTGCACGTGGTGCCTTCAAGGACGCTGGCAAGTCGGCCAAGGCCGTCGTCATGGGCGAACCCAAGGGCGAAGACATCGTGTCGGGTCGGGTCAAGCATCGCGGTGCTGACGCTGACTGGGCTAAGAAAGAAGGCAAGGTTATGAAGAAGGCAACTAAGGCCGGTAAGGCCATGGTCAAGAAGTCGGCTGACACTATGGGCCGCGCGATGATGGCTAAGGGCGGCAAGTGCTACGCCAAGGGCGGCTCTGTCGATGGTATCGCCCGCAAGGGTAAGACCAAGGGGAAGGTAGTCTAATGCGCGCTTCTCGTGGTATGGGCGATATGAAGGCGTCCAAGGTGCC